ACATACTCTGTGAGCATAGTGCAAAATATAGGACCGTTATACTTAAACCCTGACTCCCAAAGCCACATCAAATCATAAGCAATGTTATGACCAATTAGGATAGTAGCTTGATCTAGTAACTCTTGAATTGTCACATCGTAATTATTTTGATAAGTCCCATCCATGTTAAATAAATATTCATTACCACGATCATCTAAACACCCTACCATGACTAACTTGTTTGATGGCTCGAATGGATCGAGGTGCATTTTACCATCTCGTTTGGTTACTGTGTTCTCTACATCCACTACCAACTTCATTCTAATCTCTCCTGCAATTTATCTATTGGTAAATTAAAACATGTTGCCCTTACAGTATAATTATTTGAAGGATCAACTTCCCCTTTTCTTAAATAGGTTGCCTTATCAAAGTATTCTTGTTTTTTCATAACACCAAGATACCATCCAACACTAAAATCTTTTTTAACGTATTCTAAAACTTCAGGCAATAACGATTCTAAACCGTATCTTTCTAACGCATCTTTTATTAAACCGTATCCGTCTGTGTCTTCTACAGGGACAGCAGGCTCAGGAGTTGTTTCAGGAGCCGGTTCGTAAATGTCAGGAGTAAACGCAGTACCCGAATCTGCGCCGCCAATATCAAAAATCATAATTAATACGCTGCCTTTCCAAACGCAGAAGCAATACCCTCAACCATCTG